ATTTGTAGATAATACAGCATATAGTTCAGACTACAAACTACAGATGAATACTATTAAATCATCTTTATTAAATAAGAATGATGAGTATTTCGATTATAGATGTAGATATTCAAATAAGAAGGAAAATGGAGAACTACAAGATTCTTGGACAACGTTCTTATCTGCAAACTATATAGATGTATCTCCAGATTACGGAAAGATAACAGAGCTTAAGACTTTTAAGAATAGTTTAGTATTCTTTCAAGAGAGAGCGTTCGGATTACTTTCTGTAAATGAAAGAACAACGTTAACAGATAATAATAGTAATTAGCTATTACTTGGTTCAGGAGGAGTTCTTGATAGATATGATTACATATCAACTACAAATGGAATGGAAGATGGTAACTTCTCAGACATCGTTACTAACACAGCTTTGTATTGGATTGATTATGATAATAAAGAATATTGCCAGTATTCTGGCGGTAATTCTTATAGTATAATATCTAGAATCAAAGGTGTTCAAAAGGCAACAGAGGAAGGTATGTACGACGTTAGACTAGAAGCACCAAAACCAAAGAAAATATTATACAATTCAAAGTATAATGAAGTTATGTTTTGGAATGGAGATAGTAGAGTTCTTGTTTATAACGATGAGACTCAATTGTTTCATTCTGTATATACAATATCTGCAAACGTTGATGGTATTAACTATTTTGATAGGAATATCATAGTTAATGGTAATGATAGTTTGGTAGAGTTTGATAAAAGTGGTAATATTAGACATAACGACAACACTAACACTATTAAAGAGTTCTAGCTAAAGTATGTAATTAATGAGTATTATCAATAGGTTAAAGTATTTGATAATATAATATTTAATGGGAGTCTAGAATTTAAAGATAACATAAAAGAAACATTCGCAACTCAAGGCTAGGTATCCAATGAATTAACTCCTAAAGATATATCATAGAGATATTATGATTATAGAGCTGCAATTCCTAGAGCTTCTAATGTAGGCTTATATGGAAATAGAATGAGAGGTAAGTCTATGGAATGTGATATTAAAAATAACATAGCTGATAATATTATTATACAATACATAACAACTAAATATAGAGCTTTATGGAGTTAAATTATAGAAGAAGAATGAGAATGCCTATATAGTATCTTCCTGGATTTGCATATGGCACATCATATTTACCATGGTACGCATCAAGACGTAATATGTATGGAGATACAAATGATTATTACAATATAGATGGATAGTATAGACCTATAAATGGAAGAAATTCTAATATTAAAGGAGTTGTTAATAAACTAGGAGGCAACGCAAGTAATATTATGTCTTCAGGAATACAATTCGCTGGAGATTTGGGTAATGCATTTGGTGGCGTTAAGAGTGTAAATGATATACTTGACGAAACTGGAACATCGTATTCAAATGGTATAGGTTTTGGGTACCAGAGAATAAATGATATAGATAGAGGGGCTTAGCTAACAGAACTTAGAAGATAGAGTCAAAATAATACAATGAAGACTGTTGGGTCTGGAGCTGCATTGGGTTCAGCTATTGGAAGTGTTGTTGGACCAGTTGGAGGATTGATTGGTGGTGCTGTAGGTGCTTTAGGAGGTCTTATAGGTGGTTTGTTTGGTGGTGCTAAAAGAAAGCGTAAAATGCTTAGAAGATTAGAACTGGCAAAAAAAGACGCAGAAGCAACAAATAACTATAATCAGAGTTCATCACAATCTGACTATATGATTAATGATTATTATAATACAAACGGTACAACTCAAGATGATGTATTGTACGCTAAGCGTGGTAAGGATAAAGGTTATTCTGCTAATGGTATTAATACAAAAACTAATGTGTACACATCACAAGGAAAAGTTAATACTACACCTAATGCTAGAGTTGCTGCTGGAGAAAGTATTATAGATAATATAAATGATACAAGTAAAACAACTGGACATGTTGTTAAAGATGGTAAGTTAGGACAAGATACAAATCTAGCAAACTTAAACGATAGTACAATTGTTCTAGGTCAAGATATAGATTGGAGAAACGGAATGACATTTAGAGACCAATCTTTACCATACACACAAGCACTTGAAAAGATTAATAAGAAGTATGAAAATAGAACAAATAGTTCTATAAATAAACTTAGAGGAACTATAGGTAAACAGAGTGATGAGCTACAACAACAACAAGTAAATAAATTAAAAGAACCTATCGTTCAAAAACTTAAAGATTTATCAGAGCAACAAGCTCTTCAACATAGTCAACAAGAAATGCAAAATAACTATAATATGCCTGGATATGCAAAAGGTAAGAATAATACGTATGGTTATATAGAACCAATGAGCTGGTATAGTAATGCTGTACCGATGGGTCTTGGAATGCTTACAAGTCTTGGTCAATATTTTGATGCAAGAGGTTAGAAGATACACACTCCTGATGTATACGCTGGTAACCCATATGAAACTGCTGCATTGGACGAAATGTCAAAGCTGAACGTAAACCCATATAAAGCAATACAAGACGTATATAAGCAAGATAGAATTAATAGATATGCAATCAATAGAGCTGGTGGTTTAAGTGGTTCTCAGAAGTATTTAGCTAACGTTGCTATGGGATTAGGTACTCAAAGTAATATAGCAGATGTGATACAAAAAGCACAAGAAGTTAATAATCAGTATAGAGGTAAGTGGGCTGAAGCCGCACTTAATGCTGGTAATGTATTAGCTCAACGTAGACAACAAGCTAATCAGTATAACACAGAATACGCATCACAAGCACACGCAGCAAGACAACAAGGTATGCAAATGGGTATCCGTAACTTTATGGATTACTTACAGCAATACGCAGCAAATGAATATAAGCGTAAGACTGGTAACGGTATGCTTGGATTATATCAACAGCAAATAGATTTGGATAGAGATAAGTTTAATGCTGTCAACAACGGTGATAATATACCTGATAATAATGATAGACCATTCTCTTATTCAAAGTATTATAACTTTATGAATGGTATTAATAGTAATAATGGTCCTTATAAATTTGTACCAACAATGAGTTTAAATACTGGTGTTAATAATAGTATTTTTGGACAAAAGGAACCTACTAAACTTATGACATACATTAAGAACTATAATCCTAATAGTAATAAAACAACTAAAATAAAACCTGGTACTGTAATACCAACTGGAGTTACAAATGATGTAGTTATACCTTATGCAACATACGTTCCACAGTATATTGATTTTACAAACCCAGACCCAAGATGGTTAAATTGGCAATAATTATTTAAAATATGGTTTACTCGAGAGATTAGTGGGTCCAGCTCCCAGTTAGAGATTTATACGATTCTCAGATAATGCTGGCATCTATAAACGCTGCAAGAGATATGTATCAGCGAGGTGTAGATGAAATGAAAGAATTTAAAAGGGAGTATGGAGATTTCTATAGTCCTATACAGAAAGATATGGATTGGTATACAACCAATGTTACTTAGGGTATGAGAGATACCATAGAAGATTTATATGCTAGAGGAATCGACCCACTTAGGTCTGCCGAAGGTAGAGCCATTATATCAAGGAGAATTAACAACGCTCCTATTGGAGAAATAAATAAATTAAAGATGGCTTCTAAAACAGCTCAAGAATATCTCAAAAATAGGGGTGTTCTTGAAGCTCAAGGTAGGTATAATAAAGACTATGAGGACTTTGTTAATGGTGGTAAAACTATTGAAGATTGGGATACTCTTAGAGATGGTATTTGGACAAGACAAGCTCCATCATAGTTTATGACATTAAAAGAAGCTACAGAGAATTGGTATAATAATAGAACACCTCATTCGCTTACACAAAAAGAAGTTGAAGGTTTTGGCGTTAAATACGATAAAAGATATAATTATACAGGATTTACAAAGGACGATTTACTTGGCATTGCAGCTAAAAATACTCCAGGTTGGAATGGTTCTCAAATAGCTGATTATTATAGAAATGTAGCAAAGAACTAGTTATTATCAGAAGGTATTGAAAAGCCAACCAATTAGCAAATAGAATACAGATTGTAGCAGAATGTCGCTGCTGCTAATGATGAGTATAAGATTAGACCTATAGAATAGGTTAATCAATACGCAATGCTCGATAAGCAACAAGCATATCAAACGCAAGCTCGTAGAGAAGGCTTTGCTCACGATAGAGAAATGGCGGCATTCAATGCGGCTAAACAGAGAGAGATGGCATATCTACAATGGAGGTTATCAAATTCTACTCCAGATGGAAATGGTAATCCTGCACTTAAGAACCCACAACAGCAACCAATTCCTCTTTCATTTACAGAATAGCTTATAGAGTCTGCAAATAGAAAGAAGACTGATAATATAGCTGGTCCAAAGAACTTCCAAGCAAACACTAAGAAAATATCAGACTATTGGTTAGGTAAGGCTTATAGCGTATTAAGTAAAGCCGACAGTAATGGAGATGGTAAACTATCTAAGGACGAACAAGCAAACTGGAAAGTTAGATATAGTCGTTTATCTCCATATCAAAAGAAACTTTACGATAATGCGATACATCATAGAAATTGGTGGAATAAAGTTTCAGCTGAAGGTTATGGTAACGCTGCTAAAAATGGACTCATAGATAAGTTTGGTAATGTAACAAGTAGATTTACTAATGCTATGGCTTATTCTGATAAGAATACTGGTAATAATGGTTATAGTGATAACGAAAGAAATAGAATAAACTCTAAATACTATAACAATGTATTTACGGATATCAATGAAGAAGGTAGAAAACAAATAATAAATCTTCTTACAGGAGGAAATGAAGAAAATTATGTAATAGATGAGAAAAAATCTAAGTTTGGAAAGAAACACCCTGTATTAAACTTTTCAGAAAGTGGAGTTTGGTTTGGAAATTATAGAGCTCACAATGCATCTACTGGAAGAGATTTAACAAATGGTAGTATAAGTAAAACATTCCAAAATTTCCTCAAGAGAAACAAGGTAAAAGGCTGGGTTGTTAGTAAAAATGGAATCGGTGTAACAACTGTTCCAAATAGAGGTAAGGGTCAATCCTTGGATATTTTAGCAAATGTTTCAGTACCATATAGTGTGCTTGAAAGATATGCAAATTCTATAGGAGTTGGCTCTTCTAATATTCCTCAATTGATAAGGAGTTTAGGTTTAAGAATGATGGATGTTAATGGTGTTACTATAGATAAGAAAGAAGATAATACGTTTGTAGAAATACCAGTATCTAAGCAGATAGATAACAATGGCGGTCAAGGTTATGGACAAGTAGACACTTCTTACGATAAGAGTTTATTTGGCGGAAAAGAAGCCGCAGCAAGAGAAATACAAAGACAATATAAATCTTCATAGACAAGATAATTAATATGAGATATAAGAGTTTTAATAATGGTAGTAAAAATAAAACTTCATATACAACTTCTAGTGCAAACGCATGGTTAGCCAGTTTTGAGCAAAATAAAGCCGCTCAAAACCAGGCTTTCTCTGCGCCTTATAATAGTGGTATATATAAAGGAGACGCTACTTCCATTTATAATGCTCCCGCTACGTATAGTTATGTGGACAACGGAGCAAGCATAGAGCAAGATTCATGGCTCGACAAAGCAAAAAGCTTTATTGATAATTTAAATTCATCAACATTAGCTCTTACTGTTGGTATGGCTATTGGTGATGTTGGTTTTAAAAACACAGCGAGAGCATTTACACAAAAAATGCTCGAAACTTCATCTAGTGACGATTTAGCTAAAATAGATGATTATCAGCAAGGTCTTAATGATATATAGCTCGTTGAAGAGTATAGTAAATTTCAAAATGACAAAAGTAAGCTCGAAACACTTATGAATTACCATATAAAATCTGGTGGTAGTACGAGCGATATAGAATATCAAATACTTAAAGTTCAATACGATGAAGCTAATAAGCAAATAAAGAGTCTTGATGATTATTTTACAGGAGAAGGTAGAAATCATCAAGTTGTCAGAAAACTTATGTACAATCTTGACAATGTATCAACTTCTGATAAAATTAAAGCAAACGCATCTTATATATTTCAAAACTTAGGTGGAAATGATAAATGGTATGATGGTCCGATTCAATTATTAAACCTTGGTAAAAACATTCTAAATTACGGAGCTAATTATTTAGGGAAGCTTGGAAATGCTACAGGATTAACTAATAATTCATATTACAATACAGCTATAACAGAGCAAGCAATCATGAACTCTAATTCATTCTTAAATCTTTACAAGAAAAATCAAAAACAATACGACGTAAAGAAAGCTCAGGAATGGAAGAAGTATTTTAAAGATATGATTGCAGAAAAAACCGTAGAATATGAACAAGATAAATATGCGGCAAGAACTGGTAATGTAACACTTGGTTAGATGGCTAGTGCTATTCCTGTTATAAGTATGTTATATGATGGAAGTGTAAGTAATTCTCTAAACCTAAAAAGAAATGCTTTAAAAAATAAAGATAATTGGGCTAATGGAACTATAAAACTTTATAATCCAGAAGATATTCCAGAATCATTTAAACAAGGTGTAGATAAGTTTGGTGAAAACTGGTATGATCTTATTATACATCCACAATACGCCGCAGTACAATCTGCGTCAAGTGTAGCTATGATGAAACACACACTTAATGCGCAAGGTGTAGACGCTTTATTAATGTATGCTGCTAAGAAACTTCCAGTGATAGGTTGGGCTGCTACGGGCGCATCTATTGCAAATAGCATTAGTGCTACTGTTAAACAGAGAGAGCAAGAAACTGGAATGGAAAAGATACAAGGTCTTGGTACAAGGGTATTCTCAGAACTCGCTGCTTCAGATGAAAGAAATATAAGCCCTGTTATATCTGAAATTAAAGATTATGCAAGAAGAAATAATCTTGATACAACAGATATGACTCCTCAAGAACTTATAGAGATGGGTGTTGCTTTTAATGTACAAACAGACAACTCAGCATTTGAACAAATTAAAAAAGATGCAAGAAAGGGTATAAATAAACTTGTTAATGCAAATAACGCATTAGCTTTGATAGATTATGCTCAACAAATGCCATTCTATTCATTCGGTGGTAAAGCTTTAAATAAATTTGCTAAAGCTGTTGTTAATAGTAGAGCTAATCAAGCTATAGCTAAATTTTTAAGCCCTTCTTTACGAGCAGCATCATCTAAGCTATCACAACCAGTAATGGAAGAACTTGTTGGCGTTCAAGATTATTTACCTACATTTAATGGTATCTTTAATGCTGCTACAGATAAAATAGCAAATAGATTTATAAAGAAAGAAGCAGCTTCTGCAGAGTAGTTTGCAAGCAATGTGACAAAAGGTCTTTATACAAAGTCTTTAGGTAATTATTTAAAAAATAAAAGCAAACTTTTACTCGCAGAGGGTATTTCTGAAGGAATTGAAGAAGGTCAACAGCAGATATTACAAGATAGATACGCAAAAGGACTTTATGACGAATACGGAAAAGATGTTAATATATTAGATATAGATGAAGTATTTGGCAATGTAGGTCTCGCTGGCGAATCTGTTCTTGCTTATTTTGGTTTAAGACCATTTGATAAGAACTTGAATATTGATGAGATTAGGAAGGCTATGAATATAGGCTTTGCTTCATCTATTATACAAAGTGGCGTTCAACACGCATCTAAGAACGCTCTACCGTCTAATTTTAGAAATGGTGATAACTTTAGAGACTTTATACAGCAAGTAAAATCAGATAGAACCGTAACTAGTCTTATTGGCAAACATTTTGAAGACCTTGATGACCAATCTCATCTTGAATTATTTTATAATGCATTTAGAAGCGGAATTACTGATAAACAGCTTATAATATCTATGAATAGACTTAAGGGTTAGCTTGATGAAAGTAATCCCTTTATAAGAAAGTCTAATATGGATGCTGATATATAGTTAATGCAAAACGCATATAATTTATATAACAATAAAGAAATCAGAAAGACTTTAAACGAAGCTGGTATTGAAACTTTTAGTGATAAATATAAAAACTTCGTAATAACTGGAGCTAAGAGAATAACAGACTATCAGATGAGTAATGATGCTGCTAATCAAAACGCAATAGAAGTTGATAGGCTTAATCATGAAAGAGCTAATATTGTAGATATGCTATTTGAAGGAACTTTGTCAGATGATGAAATAAATAAGATTCAAAGTGAAAATCCAAAGCTTGCGAAAACAATTAAAAAGCTTAGTGATGAATATGAATCTACCAAAGAATCTATAGACAAAAAGCGTAAAGATGATTTTAATTTATTTGCTAAAGAGCTAAGTAACTTTGACTAGTTTAAAAACAACAAATACATAAGAGAATATATTTCTCAAAACCATGCAAGCGGTAGGCTTGGAAAAGCTGCATTTGATGAAGATATAGCAAGTGTGTTTGGAAATGCTTCTTTAAAAAACTCAGCTATAGAATACGCATTTAGACAAGCTCATAAAGAGCAATTTAATAACTTGTCTAAAAATTTCAACGATGCTATAAAAAATAAGTTTATAGTTAAAGCTTTACGTTCTAAACTTAATGCCGAAGTAATATATTCTTCTTTAATTGATAGATTTAAAAACGATAAAGATTTTTCTGAAGAGATAAGAAGTATTGCTGAGGATTATGCTTTTAATAACAACGTATCTAAAGCTGAATTTATTAAAGAAAGAATAGCTGTATTAAACTCTCGTAGACAACTTAATAATATAAGAAAGATATTATCATCATCTGAATCAAGGTTGGAATTTCTTAATTTATATCAAAGAGAGACAGGACTTGATATAGATACAAGTAAACTTGGAACTCTTATATCGGAACTTAAGAGAATGGAGAAAGGTCTTGTTGATGAACAAAATAGAGTTCTTGGGAATAAGAAAGGTAAAACAAACTATACATATGATGATTTGTTTAAAGATGACATTGAGGAGTATGAAATAGATAATGATGATTCTTACGACTAGGCTGTTACAAGATACTTTATAAACAAAGCTTCTTTGAAATCTCAAAAAATATTAGCTCAAATGTATTCTCTCGCTGGTAATAAAGACGTATCTATAAACCCAATATCACTTAATGAAGCTATAAATGGAACAAACAGAACAGATGTGTTTGATGAAGAGCTTACTTAGTTTGAGAAGATGAATGCCAGGCTTAATTCTAGGAATGAATTAGAATCTGAACATGTTGATGCGTAGGTTACTCGTAAAGATATGAGTGAAGTTTCTAAAAAAGCACAGCTAAAACAACTTCTTAAAGACCTCGACGACCAAGAACATAGATATAGAATAGCTAATAGGTTATGGAAAAATGCACCAGTTACAGAAGTAGATTTAAATGATGCTACAGACGGTGATGAAAAAGCTTAGGATAAAGTTGATTCAGCAGTGGATAAAATCATCAGTGCCGCAGATAGCGAAAAATCTAATACTACTGAAGGTGAAGTGCCTGCAAGTAGTGAGCTTATAACTCCTGACACGTTACACCAAGAAGACGAGCTTGCTGAAAGATATATGAATAGAAATAAAACTCGTGATGATAGAAAGCGTAAACAAAAAGAAAAAGCTCTGAATGGTAAAAAGGATACAGATGATGTTGAAGATAATAATTCTAAAGAAGAACTTAAAGAAAGCCCAAAAGACCCATTAAGCTCTCTTATTAATGGAATGATGGCTGATGATTCCGATGTTAACGAAGAGGGTGATGGTGGTGAAACCGTTCCAAGTAAAGATACACCAGCTAAAAAATAGCCAGAAAACAAACCAGCAAAATCTACAAGTACTCAAGATGAAGATGATATTGATAGTATTATAGATAATGGTGATAAAACAGATTCTGAACTTGATTCTAAAACTGAAAAACAGAAAGATGATTATTCAGAAGAAGAATTGCCAGATGATGCTGATTATGAAGAACCTGAAGAATATATTGAAGATGATTCTGAATCTCAAGAAGCTGCTGCTGAATTAGAGTTGGAAGACGATGATGTTCAATAGACTGCGTCTAAAGTTGAAGCTGAGGTATTAAACGATGAAATTGATATTCAAGAAGCTGCGGCAGAAGCCGAGGCTGAATCTTTTGAATATATAGAAGATGCTAGTGATATTGATACAGAAGATTATAGTACAACTGGAAGGGTAAAGTATAAAGATAAAGTTTTATCTAAAAAGCAGTCTAAACAACTAATGGATGAGCTTATAATATTAGGTAGATCTGAGATTGATGGATTTGACCAAAAAGAACTCCCAGACGGAACTGTGCAAGATGTTGAAAGGTATAGAATGAATGTTACAGATGAAACTATTGGTAGTTTTGTAAGTAATACGTTCTTCTATCAACCAAACCCAGATTTATTTGAAGAAACTGGAGAATATGAATTAATGAAGCTTACTGTTAATGGTGAGCAAGTTAAGCTAAATAAACCTTTAGCATCTGGCAAGCAATTGTCTGAAAAGCTTTCTCAAGAAGGTTGGTTACAATCTACAAAAAAATACTATATAGTAACTCAATCTCAACAGTCCGAGAAGAATACTATAGGCGACGTTAGAGACTCAATGACCGTATGTCTTATACTTGAAGATGACAACAATACATACGCTACTACTCTTAGAGCTCTTGGATTAATGGTTAGTGATATACCAGGAAATCCAAATGGAAAATATACTGTATCTCAAAAGAAAAACTTAATCGACAGACTTATAACAAAAGGTGTTGATTTTTCTAAGATGTTAAAGCCAGGACAAAGATTACCAAATAGTTATAGTAGAAGGGCTAAATTAGCCATAGATGCTATAAACGCAATGGAGATAAAACTTGCTAAATCTTGGTGGATTAGTCAAGGTAGAAATGAAGATGACTTTGAAAGCTGGTGGTTACATAAGCCACTTAAAAAAGATTATCATAAATCCGAGCAGGCTACTGAATATAAGAAAGATTTAACAACTTGGAGAAACGTACACACTCAATTTAAAATACTTGCAAGAAAACATTATCAAAAACCTGGTAAGAAAATGCTTACCGAAGAAGCTATAAAAGACCAAATAAATGGTCTTAGAGAGCTTAGAAATAGTATAATTGATAAGTATTTAGAAAAAAGAATTATCAAACAAAATGGTAAAGAAGTTGTTGAATATATATTCCCAGAACAGGTTAGAGATGATGTAACTCCATCTTATGTTCAACAAAGTAATGGTGTTATAGATAATGTTAAAGAGAAGAGAGTTGTTGGTAATAATGGTTCAGCTACAATAGATTAGATACAAACTCAAATAAACGACGGAAGTATTCTTCTTGGATATGGTAAAGGTGCATTAACAGAAACTTCTGAACAGTTTGCGATATATGGTTTATTATCAAAAGATTCTGGAAAGATTTATGATGGTAAAGGGTTGTCTGGTAAGCTATATTGGCTTGTTAAAGGATTATCTGGAACAGATGCACTTGTACCAATAATGCTACATGAGGAAAGATTCGATACTCAGGATTTTATAGATAAGGAAGGACATAGAAAAACTAAGTTCATAGGTTCTAAAGATGATGTTAAACTCACTCTATCATATGACGCTATACAAGGAAAACTCATAAATACAAGTAATGGTAAAATTATTCCATCTACTGCTGAGATTTTGATGTATATGCTATGCGGAAGATTTAATTTTGGAACTAATAATAGGACTGAAATTGATAATATTGTAGAGTTCTTTATACATAGCGGTGAGAAAACGCTATTGAGAAATCAGCCAAAAACTGGCGGAGATCCTATGAACTTCTTAGCAAGAAAGCAATTATTCTTTGGAGATGTTGATAATAGTGGTATAAATAAGTTACATATAGGTATAGGCGACCCTCTCAACGGTTATCAAGAAAAGATATATACAGAAGATGAAATATTTGAAGATTCAGAACAAGGGGAAGCTAATAGAAGGGAAATAGTTCATGCTATAGCGACTCAAATGCACTGGAATACTGATATAGATTTTATAAACTCATCTATAAAAGTTGGAGATTCTACATCATTAATTGGTAGATTTATACAAAGTATGATTAGTGAGTATTTCTCTGGTAAAGGTTTAACTCCAGAACAGCAGCTTGAAAAAACTATAGATATTCTTGATAATAAACAACTATCATTTAAGGTTAGTGATTTCTTTGAACTTAAGAATGGTAAATTTGCACCAAAGTCAAACGTTAGTGTGTTAGCTTGGCTTCTTTCTAATAAAAAAGTAAGTACAGATGTATCTAAAAAGATATTTAAAGACCCATTCGTATTTGCTGGTGGTGTTAATTCAGAAGCTCCAGCTCCATCTAATGGAAAACCGCAATCAACTTCAAAAGTTGAACTTGTTGGTAGTAATAATGATGTTGTTAGTACTGGTTTTAGTGTAATAAATCCCGATTTATTCAATAAGGCTAATGAAGCTGCTGGTAGTAAAGTAGAAGATGGTAGTAAAGTAGTAGAGCTTCGTAAAAACATGGGATTCAAATCTCCTAAAACACAAGAAGAAAGAGAAGCTTACAGAAAACAACTTGAAGAGACTCATATAAGTGCTAATAAGAATGGAGGTTTGCAAGATGTTATATATGTAACAGACCCATATTTAAATACAGACTTTAATAAGTTTAATGTAGGTAATATGGATAAGCTTATAGACCATCTAAACTCTCTTGTAAAAGACTTCTTGGATAAGTATAATAAAGAATACGGAACTTCATATAAAATTGAAGACATTGGCGGTATAACAAAAAACACAGCTCTTACAACTATAAATAATATTAGAAATAACAACGGTTACCTTAGATTGGATTTGTTTAAAAACGGTAAGGGTAAACTTCAGTTTACAACAAGTACAATGAAAACTTGGAGCCAACCAGTAACTGGTGTATATTCTAAACATAAATCAAATGGTAAGTTTGATAAAGATAAGGCTGTTAAGTGGCTTGAAAAACACCTAGGTATAAACAGATATAATATTATAGTTAGAAACGGCGTAATGAGAAGTACCGATAACGAATAGGTATTTGGTGTTACGCAGGTGTCTTTAGATAGAATAGCTGGCGAGCTTACAGGTCTTATACAACTTTCAACAAATGGTGGAGAAGGTGTTACATATCACGAGGCTTGGCACTATGTAAACTTGTTGCTTAATGATGCTAACACACGTTCTAAAATATGGGATTCATACGTTAAGACTCATAAAGAACTTAATAGAGAGGGTGTAACAAATCTTATGATAGAAGAAGCTCTTGCTGATGAGTTCATGAATTATATAGTTATGCAGCAAGATAACTCTCTATCAGGAATGGTTAAGAGGTTATTTAACAATGTGCTTGACTTCGTTGTAACGTCTCGTAGAAAATCTGCATATAGAACTTTATTTAGGTCTATAAAAAGAGGCGAGTTTGGTAATACAGAACATCTTGATATACAATCTGCTAAGGAGTTTGTTGAAAAGTATAAATATGGTGTAAATAAAATAGATTATTCTGTTCCTGGATTTTCTGATAGGGATTTAAATAACCTTAAGTATATAGACAACCATACAGATTTGTTTTCCGTATTGGACGCTGTTATTAGAAAAGTTATATCTGATTTTAATATAGACTCTATAGATAAGATTAAATAGATTTCTGGTGCATACGATAAGAATCAACAGCTTGATTTTAGCATGCTTCTTGACAAGGTTCAAGATATGGCTGATGAAGCTGATTCTGAACAAATGTCATCAATGCTCCAAGATATACATGACAATCCAGAATTTTTAAAGCGCAAACTTGTAGAAACTTTTGCCGATTTTGGAATAAACGTTAAGATTAGAAGAGAAGATGAAGTTGATGAGGCTGAAAATGCCGAAGAAAGAAATGATTTTGAGTTTGATAAGTTTGATTTATCTATAAGTAAAAAAGACAATGCAGCTTTAAGAGTTAAGATGTTTATGTATTCAATACCTAAATATACAAGAGTTTTTAATGAAGATGGTTCAGTAGATATACAGATGGTACAAGATGGCTTTGGCTCGTCTTTATTCTGGGATTTCAACGAAGCTTGGACAAAGATTCTTAAAGATTTATGGCAAGCCTCATCTCTTGACGATGTATATACTGAAGACGTTGTTAAAGATGGAGTTGTTAAATATAAGAAGGGTGAATATAAATACAATTCTATATACGGAATGGTTTCTCGTAGAGCAGAATCGGATGTGTTTTATTACGCACTCAAAGAAAAACTTAACCAATTACTTGCTAATAAAAATCCAGATGTTTAGCTTAGAAGCCAATTGTTTGCTACCATAAATTCAAGCAAACCAAATGTATCTTATATAAAAATATCAGACCCAAAAGATTGGAATAATAACGATGATGAATTTATTGATGATACAGATATAGATTCAAGTTTATATCAATTCTCATTAATATCTGATAAACTTAGAGAGTGGAGAATAAATGATGATTCACTTGTATCAACTGAAAGAAATATTGCAAGACAGTGGTCTAAGAATCTATTTACAAACGGTTTGACAAAGATTGATGGTAATAATGGTATAGTTGTTAGTGATTCTTTTGTTAGTAGCAGGCAAAGAGAACTTGATAAAGTTATAAGAAAACTATCTAAACTTCTTGTTAAAAAGAATAAAAGATATATATCAGGCGAATCAACGGTACTATCTAAACTTAATAATACTGGTGAAGACTCTGCAATAAAGAATGATATTGTTAAATTCTTAAACTCTATAGGCATAGATGCTGATAGACAGTCTATAGATATTTATATATCTATGAACTCCGATAATGAGAATGTATCTGGATACGAACAAGCCAAAATACTTCATAGACTTCTTAGTAGCACAGATAAAGCTAAAGGAGGTATAAGCGGTATTATAAATGAAACATTATCATCTTCTGTGGGTGAAAATATAATTCAAGCTGATAGTGTTAATGGTTTTGAAAAGCAGTTAGACCAAGTATATAACAACTATAACAAAGATTCATTTATAGCACAACTCGCTGTATCTTGGGACGCTGTACATCCAGACCCATCAGACTTCTCTGTAAAAGGACCAAGTGGAGAAATGTATTATCCTATAGGATAGAATAACTATATATCAAGTAGGGTTAGAAATCTAAACGATGCACAGTCTGAAACTTCTAAAAATCTTAGAAGAGACCCTTATTCAAGATACTCTTTATTGCTTGACGCTGCTGACAATGTTAACGAAGATGATTCTAAAACACAGCTTAAGATAAATGCATTTGTCGGTCTTAAAGATGGTGATAGAGTAAAAGGTAGTGATTATTTTGGAATAACAGCTATGGAAGATTATCTTTCAAAGATGTACATGACAGAGAACGACCATCTTATATTACCAACTATGGCTGATAAGAAAACTTGGTACTCTATAACATCACCAAATATAAAATTAAGGCACGATGTTGTAATATCAGAAATACCAAATAAACTTATTAGAAATGCAGCTGTTAGTGTTTATAGTGAGAACTTTAAAACTATAAAGAAATTTAAGAGTGATAATAGTATTGTTGAAGTACCAATTAATGAGTTAGATGATTACGATTTAAGGTCTTATGTAATGGATTGGTATAGAGGCCTTCCTAATGATAACGACTTTAAACAAGACATCAAGAATAGAGCTATCAATCAGATGTATAGCGGTTATAGTTTCAATGGATTTAGTGTAGATTTAAATGGAGATATTATTCCTACATATTCTAAAGACACACTTAATACTTTAGCTGGTTATTTTATAGATGAATTAGACGCTCTTATACAATATTATTCTGAAGATAATATAAAATATCTTACTGAAAACCCAAATAAACTTCAAGAAAATTTCCATGGGTATATCGAGAATGGTAGAATGGATTTTTCTGGAAATGGTGGCAAGTTTAGGTATTTTTACGATATAGTACCAGAACATATAAATGGGTACGATGTAGAATATAATCTAAACCTAAACCAAATTCTACAGGCAATATTTGAAGCTCAGAAAAAGCTTGAAACACCTGGATTTAAAGCTACACAAGATGATAATTCTGTTGTAAACGGATATAGTGTATCACAACTAAGAGTTTTACGTTCAGATAAATCTGAGTTAGATGGATTTGAACTTGTTAGAGACTACTTAAAAAAGTTGAGAGAATATGCTGTAGAAGGGGAAAATCTTGGCATTAATAAATATTCAAAGGATATTTTAAATAGTGTAAACAACTTTATATATAGAGGTGTTACTAATGAGCTTGAGCTGTTATCTGAGAACGGACCGTTGCAAATGGTATAGAAAGATAAGAATGGTAGATTCACTCCTACAAATATACCACAGCAATTCTTCAATCCATACGTTGAAGCTTTATCTAAGACTAAATTATTCTCAAGTAACGAGTTGTATGATAATTATGATATTCAAAATAGCGCACTCGTATCTCTTATAAGTAATCATTTTGTAAATAGTATAATTTCAACTGTAGAATTTGAAAAAGTATTCTCAGGAGACCCTGCTCAATATAAGAATAAAGGTAACAAGAAAGCTCCTTTTGTTAGTACAACATTATCTATTTCTAATGAAAATAATAACATTAGCATCGATGTTAATGTTGACAACCTAGACGACATGCACTCTGATAAAATCAAACGTCTTGGAAGTACACTGTCTCCTGGTGAAGAAATAAGAACTCAATACAATAAAGATGAGATATAGAAGTTAAATATACCAAGTCATCCCAAATACACAACACTTGATGTTGAGGATATTAAAACTCCATCATTATTCTACGACGAAGTAAAACAAAAATTCTTAACTTAGCTTGTTGTAGATTATGTTAGAACTGGTGTTATAAAAGAACAATTTGATAACTTTATATCACATATAGCTGGCGTTCTTTATAAGAAAGCTAAAGATAGGTCTAATGGTGAAAATGTAAAACCAAAAAGAGTTTCTAAATCACAGGCTATAGATTTATTATATTCGGACAAAACTTACTTTGATATTTTATATAATAGTATTCCTAAAGATATAAAAGAAAGGATAGAATCTCAACTTGACCAATAGATGGACCCATATAAGAAAATAAATGTATGTGATGCTCAGGTTATAATAAGACCAGATTTGTATAGAAGAGTTAGAATTGGTCTCGGACAATGGTCTGTAGTTCCAGATGAAACTGGATATTCAGATGAAGATGCGTTTAATATAATCGAAAATGGATATTATATAAATGAAGATGGCGAACGTGTAAATATTGGAGAACAGGATTGGGCTAAAGATGAAAATCTAGCATCAAAGATTCAAAAGTTACAGCTGTTCCCATTAAAGATGTCTTATTTCGATAATTATTCTTACCAAGAAGGTGATAATTTTAGAAATAGGACACTCCTTAATAAGATGGCTATATTCCCATTATTTAAATTTAACATGTCTACAAATACGGGCTCTAAGTTATATTTAAGAATGAACAGAACTGGAAATGAAATAGATATGATTACATTTAAATCAGCCGTTAAAGTTGGTGCTGTTCAAAATGGATTACAGTTAATATCTAAAGATGCTAGTGTTGATGATAAGGTTTCTAAATTATCTTCTTTGGTAGATGCGGATAGTGATACTTCTATAGACTATAAGACTGGCATTGTTACTAATAAGGATTCAGAAAATTCATTATCTATAAAAATACAAAGTTTAGATAATCTTAGAATGCAGTTGAATACAAAAGCTCACGAAACGGACGAACGTATGATTGGTAAACAGATGTTTAAACTAGCGTTCTCAAACTTGGTCAATGATGAGAAGTATGGTCATGGTGATAAACGAAGAACTGGAAAATCTATTAGAAAGGATATTATGACCACAATTAATCTCCTTACACAGTTTGGTATAATATCTGTAAAAGACGAGTTCTTTAACGAAGATGGAGATATTGATAACTCTTCTGTATCAAGTTTTGTTTAGAGAGTTTGTAGCAGTAATGGTTTAGGCACATCTGCTTTACAAATACTTAGTAAAGGTGGAACTATATCAAGCTTAATGTCAAGAAGAGTATTTGAGAATAGTGTATCTAAGTTTATAAACAAACTTATTGTAGATATAAACTCAAAGGGTGGTACTGCAATTCAGCAATCTGTACTTGGATTCTCTGCATTTAAGAAAGGCGACAATTTACTTGGACTAGACCAAGCTAAAGATAGAATACCTGAAACTATAGAACTCAACAATGGAAATGAGCTGAAGTGGAAGACTGATAAAAACTATACTCAAGTAATACTTAGTGAAAACTTCTTCAGAGATATAGTTCCAGCTAACATTCAACAAATGGGATATGAAGCTACAAGGGCTTGGTTATTTGAGAATAATATAATTGGAGAAAATGCAAATCCACTTGGTGTTGGCTATCGTATTCCTACACAGGGTCAATCGTCAATGTTTGCGCCACAAGTTGTTGATATTCTTCCAAAACAGTCTGGAGATGTTATAATAGTACCAAGAGAGTTTACTGGTCAGACTGGTTCCGACTTCGACGTTGATAAGATATTCTTAGCTCTTAAATACTTTAACAAATCAGGTTCTGAACACGATATAGATTATGATTTAATAGAATCTATTTATAATGGCGAATCTAGTAATATGTAGGTCGCTGTTAAAATTATATCTAAAATGTCTGGAAGAAGTGAAGAGGATGTCGCTAAAGCTATAGAAAGTCAAGACGATGAGTCTATTGATTCTATTGTTGATGATTTAGATATAGAAAAAGCTGTAAAAAATCACCTTATAAATACTTATATAGACATTCTTACAGATGATAAAAACTTCTCACTTGCAAGAGGTTCTATTGACGTTGTAACAAATATATTGCAAGACTAGCTTGTTAAGAAGTATCTAAAAAATACATCTAATGGCTATTCTGTTGGAGGTTATCAACTTAGTCCGTATTTCCAAACTATGAGAAAACTTGAGTTTAGTTCTGGTAAGCAAGGTATTGGACCATTTGCTCTTAATGTTACAAACTTATCTCTTACACAGTACACTGGATTAACATTTGACTATGGTGAAAATCCATATGAGTTTGGAAGTCTTGATGCTATATATGGAGAAGATGGAATGCGTATTGCTGACTGGCTATCTGCAATGGTTAATGCTAATGTGGACGTTGCTAAAGACCCATATGTGTTTGCTTTAAATGTAAACCAAGCTACATATAGTCATACTAACTTCTTAATTAGAGCTGGAAAGGGTCTTGGTGTATTTACATTCCTAACACAACCATCTATAAAAGAGTTTGCTAATATAAAAAACAACTCTGGTAATGTATATGGTTTTAACTTAGAAGGTGATAAGAGTGAAGGTGATTATACTGGCAAGTATGAAAAGAGTATATATAATCAAATATACTACGGTATTATAAAACAACTTAAAGAGTGTTTATTAGCTGTTGACGATAAGGATTCTCAAAAGTAGATTAGAAGTTTTATAAACTATGTAGATTCTTTAATTATAGACCAAAATCACAAAGATATCACACCAGAGGAAAGAAAGTCTATAAAAAGACCATTTTCTAAGAAGTAGATGTTTGATGTTGAACTTGGAAAGAAATCGTTAGAATTTAGTAATAGTAAACCAGGGGTTAACAAAGCTTCATCGCTTGCGTTCCAAGCTTGTGCACTAAACTCATTTAAAGATGTTGGTGTTTATGCTAAAAAATTATCAGATTTAGTTAAAGTATCTCAGATTGATACTAAGAAGTTTGGTAATTCTATAGCTCAGCAAATAAACTTTTCAAATCGTATAGATGTATTTAAAAAAACAGATGGATTTACAATAAACAGAAAAGATTTTAAATCTTGGGTTTAGCAGCTCGCTAAAGAAAGAGAGGCTAAGACTGGGCAGAAAGTATCTTTAGGGAGATTTGAACCTACCGTAGCTATAAATGAATATTTTAAGAACACATTCTTAGGTAGTAAATTTAAAGAGTCTAAAAAGCTAACAAGATTATTACTTAAGAATCAGTCGTTTACAGCAACAAGGCTATTTGATAATATATTCAGAAACATAATGGGTTAGACATTAGGCTTTAAAGATACAGATGAAAATACTGTTAGTTACAAACCCACTTCAAAAGATGAGGTTGTAAACACAATATCTGATTCTATTGATAATGTCTTAAGGTTCTTATCGTTATTTGGTGTTGGTTCAAGAATTATTAAATCTGCATCATTTAAAGAAAGAAATCCAGACGCTATAGACTTTACAATGGGTGGTGATATAAATCTTGTTAAAGATAAAATTAAAACTATATTGTTTGGTAATAAAGAAGTTGATAATATCTTTTTAAGATTTAACAAACTTAAGAGTGATATGCAAGCTAATCCTTAGAATTACCCAGGTCTTATAAACCCAGTTACACTTGGTGTTCAGAATGAGCTTTTGAATTATCTAAATCCAATATCAGCTAATGAAAAATCACCTGTTGGTAGATTTGTGTTATCTACAAATCAAATGAAAGTTAATCAAAGTAAGAAATAGATTTTATCAAGCGCATTTAGTCAACTGTTATCATATCAAGATGAAAATGTTAGACAACTTGCTGAAGATTTAGCTTTCTATGCATATTATTCTTCTTATGACCAGAATAGAGTTGATGCATTCTTTGATTTAGTTCCTGTTGAATACAGAGCTCAATATGATAAAGCTCTTATGTTTGCTCTACACGATATGAATCGTAGTGAAAATAAACTTGTAAATACAAACAATGATTTATTAAGTTTATATAACTACGATGTTAATAATATTGAAGCTGATAGAGCAGAAAATATAATCGATATTATATCAAGAAACTATTGGTACGATGATAATATAGTTAAAACTCACTATATAAAAGAAGATGAAAGTGCTTTGTTATTAGGAAGAGGTTATGATGTTCTTGGAGAGCCAGTAATGGCAGAAAATGAAAGTAATAAGGTTTATCCTAGCTTTATAGTTTCTAGTAATTCTGATAGTTCTTACATTAAGATTAATAGTGGAAAGAATTATATGTTGTATAAAAATATAGGTTCTGTTATTAAATATAGAGATGGTAATATCGTTGGTATTCAATATGTTTACGCTGCTACAAACAAGGCTGGAATAAAACAAGGTCAAGCAAATATTCTTGAGATGTATGGGTCTTTTGGTGTTGGTTCTATATTTGAAAATAATAAACTTGATGAAGAGTTCTCTCACGATAAAGTTGTATCTGATGTAGAAAAACTTGTAAAAGATAGTAATGAAGCTAATAACGGTTATAGTTTTGAGCTATCATGGTATAAACCTATAATAAAACAATCAACATCATCGTATGAAGATAACTTTATTCAGACTCAAATCGCTAATCCTGAACGTGTTATAAAAGTTGGTCCAGTTAAGTTAAAGACTGGTCAAAAAGTTCCAGATAGAGTTGGTATAAACAAAGCTGATGTAGTTATAAATATAGTAAATGATTCTGTTAAAGAATCAGATTATTATAATACAATAAAGAGTGAAGATGCTAAATAGAAAACAGTTACTGTTAATATGAGTGAAAACCAGTCTAAGTTTATAAATAAGATTTTAACCTTAATAAATAAGGATAATGCTATTATACACTTTACAACTCCAATGTTTGATTATATATTAGAAAGAGGAGTTAGTGATGATAGAATCAGTAAATATATTGAGAGTGAAATTGAAAGACTTGAGAATGTTTTTGATACACAAGATGTGAAAGAAAAAGAAGTACTTCTTAAACAAAATAGAGAGATGCTTGAAAGCTTTAAAGCTCGTAGAGTTTTAGCTTTGCAAGACCTACATTCTTTTATTAGAGAAATATTAAACCAACTGTCTATCAATGACGTTAATATAAATAGAATATCAACATCTTCTACTAAAAAAGGAAACTCTAAAAGATATGCTTTAGCAAAATCTGTAGCCGTATTGTCTAATTATATGCAAGATACGTTCTCTGGTAAGAATATAATATACTGTAATAATAATCTTACATCTGATAATAAAGCATTTAGAAATTATATAAAAGAACTTCAGTATGAGGTTGACGATAGTGAAAATTTATTAGAAGATGCAGCTATAAATGAGTATATTGATATAAATCAAACATTAGCTAAAGATGTAATGAACTATGACGATAAATCATCTAATATAGTAGAAAGGACATTAAAAGAAAATACTGGCGAAGATTCTAAAACTTAGACAGAAAGTAAAACAGATGATGACGCTAGCAATAATATATCTAGTTTTGATTCGCTAAGTATACTTTCTAATGCTATAGACTATAGCTCTGATGATTTCTTGGACGAAGTTTAGGAAGATTTAGAGAATGATTTAGAAGATAATAATCACGAAAAATGTTAATAATATATGTTTTGTCCATATTATAAAAATAAAGAAGTGTTTGATGGCTTTAATAGTATGATTCAAGCATTTGGTGGACAACCTATGACGGAAGATGAATTTAAGTCGGCTAATCTAAGAAATTAGAGAGTCGGCTTAGATTTATATGCTATGGAAGCAGCTTATAGGTTGTATAATAAAAACGGAGGATTGTTTTTAGATAAAGTTCCAAACAGTCAATCTAAAGAGAATCCAAACGGTATAGATTCCAGATTATTCTCTGATATTCTTGCTAAGAATAATGGTGATTATCTTAAGTCTATAAAAGAAAAAGCTCAATATTATTCTAAAAGGTATATTAATACGTACGGAGATTGGCTTTCAAATAAACCAAATAAAGATTCTTATTTAGATATCAATCACGAACCAATAATGAATAATGAAAGAGCTTCGATTGCTCTATTTAGTGCTAATTAGACTTTTGGTGATGGTATTGGTAGGCATGACCCAGTAACAAGGTTATTTGCAGGAGAAGTTGTGAGTTCTACATATTTGTTACAATATTTCCTAGATACTAATACGTTTTCTTTAAAGAATAAAATATTAGCCAAAGTTTTATCTAAGCACGATATTCCAGTAAGGATTAATAATAGTATAAACGCAGACGCTGACAGTGTAATTGTTAAAGGTTATAGATATATACAGTTTAACGGTAATGTATTAAGAAATTATTCAAATAGATATGTAGCGAATACATTAATACACGAGATTGTGCATCAATTAACAACTGGCGCATTACGTAATCCACAAACTAAAGAAGAAAAGGATTTATAGAGAAATGTGAAAAAGTTTTATGACTATATAAACAAACACTTTAAAGAGTTTTCTTCTATATTTAGCGACGTGGATGGTGCATTGTACGCTATGGAAGATGAGTTTGAATTTGTTGCAGAATTAGCATCAGATGAATATACTAGAGAGCAAATTTATAAAGTAGCAAAATTAATAGACAATAATAAAAATATTGTTATACGAACACTTAATAATATAATAAACGCAATATCAAAAATACTTGTTGGTAGAAGTGTAGTAGGTAGTGTTAAAGAGTTTGATAAGCTTAGTAAGTAGGTTGAAGATTTTTTAATGTCAAGAAATGTAGTTGTTAATAAAGAACCTTCAAATTAGGAAGTTATAAATTATTACGATGATATAATGAAAAATGCATCTGATTATGATATGGCTGGTGAAAACATTATTCATCTTAATAAAGCTGTAGACTATATAGATAGACATTATAAAAAATCATCTAACAATAGTGATACTTATTATCAAAATATACAAAATTCACTATCTGTTAGACTTAATGCAATTAGAACATCAAGTTTAGACGCATCAAAGAAAGCCAATCTAATCAACTCAACACAATCTTAGATAGACTTGTTTACAATATCAACTATATCTCAATATGATGCCATTACATCGTTTTTGAGACAGGTTGTACCACAATTGATACAAGATAAACAAGAAATCTTCGATATTTATTACAAGCATAAAAGTTTTACATCTAATGATTATATGTTTCAAATGCATAGCAATATAAAAATGTATGACTCAATCGTTGAACAACTTCAACTCATGCTTAGTGAAGATGGTAACATTCAACAAATTGTAGACTTATACAACAAGAAAAAAATTGACAAAGATAAAATATCAGTAGATGATTTACTAAATATTAAACAAGATGTTGATAATCTATCATCTGTAACAACTGCTGCTAAGGCTGTATTAGACCACATGTTAGATTCTATAAGCTACGATAAAATGAAGGATATATCAGAATCTGTTGGTGCGAGAGAAGGTGTTAAGTATGCAGATTCTTTTATAATGCATGAGATTATCAATGATGATATAAGTGTTAGACAGTTGTATGCTGGAGCGTCAGATTCATCAACAAATGAGGCTATTAGAGCAATATCTCATATGGTAAATAAAGCTATAGAGAATGCTGATAATGACACAATACCAGTTGGTTTAGCTATGCTTAATGCTGTTAAGAATCTTAAGCGTGGTGAGTCTCAATTATAGTTATACGAGTTAGATGAAAATGGTCAAACTACAGGTTATCTTGTAAGAAATTTAAACTATGGTAAATTCTGGGAAAATTACGATAATGCATTGAAAGATATAAATAGAGCCGTTACTAAAAAATTTAGTAAAGATGGTCTTATATTAAAAGATGATAATAGATTTCCACCAGATTAGAATGATGATGCAAGAATTATGTGGAATGATATGAGAAATAAATGGCTTGCAGAAAATTCTCATAGAAAATATACTCCAGAGTATTATAAAATATAGTCAGAGGTTCCATATTCTGCAAGAAAAGCATTAGACCAATACGATTCTCAAATACAGTCGTTATTATCTAAACAGGGTGTTATAGATGAGAATGGTATAAAACATTTCGATAAGCTAACAGATGAAGAATGGGACCGTTTAAAGTCAGCTTGGAGAGACAAAGCAATGCTGTATGAGGATTATACTATATTTGGTGTTTTAAAGACCGGAGAAGAGCTTAAAATAGCTCGCTCACTACAAGACTTCAGAAAGAAATTAAACGACTATAGAGAGAAGAAAACAGGTAAGAAATTCGACCCTGTTTATGACCAAAAAGGTTGGCAAAAACAATTTGATAAAATCGTTGAAGAGTGTGGTGGTAAAAAAGAGTTCAACAAGTGGATGCAAGAGGGTTACAGTTCTAAGTTTGACGATTAGAAATTCCTTAAGTGGGCAAGAAGAAACGCAAGACTTCAGTTTAAGAAAGATGAAGATGGTAATGCAATAGTATTTGAGAAAATAAAAGAAGCTATGCGCGGAATTTCAATTGACTTTGGAAAAGAATACGATGAGCTTAAAGAAAAGAGACAAGCATTACTTAGACCGCATAAAGACCAATATGGTGAAATTGATGGTAATAATATACCAGAATCAGTAAGGAATATATTAATGGATATAAAATCTTAGATGCGAGATATTCGCAATAAAGTTTTATCTGAAAATCAACAAATATCAAAACTATATTATAAGTATTCTGAACTTATGGATGAATATATAACCAGAGAGAATACAGAATACTATAATGATGTAGAAAGGTCTATAGACGACATGCTTCTTGAAGATGAAATAGACGACCCTGGTGTAAGATATGCTATGCTTCTTGACTATGGCTATGACCCAGATGATACTGGAGAGTTTATACAGCCAGATGATTGGTGGGTTAAAACTGTAGCTACAGATAAACTTGAGTATATGGAGTTTACTCCTGGAAAAGGCTGGATGTTACAACAAGATGAATCTGTATTCCTTGACAAAGAGTATGAAAAACTATCTAAGGAAGAAGGAAACAATAGTTCGTTTATACCGAAAAAGAGTCTGTATGATAACTCCCGCGCGTTTGAAAAGATAAAAAACTCTGAGGGTTTATATAATTTATATAATCTAACATTAGAGTATATGAAAAAATCAAACGAAATGTAGACTAATAGAATGTTTACAGATGATTATCTTTTACCACAGATGCAAGGTTCTTTATGGAAGAGATTAAAAAGAAGTAGAACTAAATGGGCTACATTTATTGAATGGCTTAAAGAATAGGTTGGTATATCTCAAAGTATCGATGATAGTATCCAATACGGAGAGTCTTCTGCATTGGATGAAAATAGTAATGAGTATGGTAATAAAGAAGTATCGAATATTGGTAAATATCCAGACGGTCGTAGATTCAATATACTACCACAGTATTACACAAGAAAGCTATAGGACACGTCACAATTGTCATCTGACTTGGTTAAAATGATAACAACTTACTACAATATGTCTTCATTATATAAATATAAATCTGAAATTAGAGACGATGTTGAAAGCTTAATAGATGCTATAGGTAAACAGAAGTTTGCTCAAGATTATGCACAATTCTCTACCAAAAAAACAACTGTAGATGGCATAAACTCAAAGACATTTGAATTTATTAACAAGTGGGTTGAAATGAACTTGTATGATAAAGCTAGACTTAAATTTAATTTTAACAAATGGGGTTTAAATATAAATTTTGATAAGACTTTACAATTATCAAGGAGATATATCACAGCTAGAAACTTAGGACTTAATCCAAAAGTTGCTGTAGTTGGATTCTTAACAACTATGTATAACCATATAGCTTACACACTAACTGGTCAAAGATATAGTGCTAAAGAAACTTTAACTTCTATGCTCGATATAGCTTCAAGAACACTATTCAAACATTTACTTGGAGCTAGAACTATAGGTAATCCATATACTAAAGATAAAATGCTTGTCATAATGAGTAATTTTGGTATGGCTAATCAGTGGAATAACACTATAAGTCATACGAATAGAAATAGGTTTATACAATCTGCATTTAAACAGTCTATATATGGATTTATGTCTACCACCGATATATTAACTAAACAATAGATAGCGCAATCAACTCTTAGAGCTCACCATTATGTAGATGGAGAATTTTTAACAAAGTATGACATAAAAATGCGTCGTATTAAAAATGGTGAAAAATGGTTTAATAATGCAATGAATCAGTATAACAAAAATAAATCTTTATGGGATTTAATTGATACATCAACAGGATAGATTAAAATAACTGGCGATAATCAAGATTATAAAGCTGCTTATAAAAAGAGTGAGTTTAAAATTAAGAATAGATGTGTTAAATATGCAGAAGAAGCCGACGGTATGGCTACACCATTACAAAGAGCTTTACTTGTACGTAGTTGGGCTGGTGTTCTTGTAATGCTTCATAGGCAATATTTTCCACTACTACTTGATAAGTATTTTGGTAAAAGAGTGTATGATTATGATATGTAGGAGTACAAAAACGGTCTACATAGAAACATATTTAATTTACTTTCATCTTTAACAGGCCATAATATTATTACAAGTGGACTTATATGGGGTAGTGTTGGAACTTTGTTCTTAGGTCCTGTATTAGGCGGTGGTATTGGGACTGTTGCTGGTATTATTAGTCATATACATACACGTAACAAGAATAAAGCTAATGGTGTAAAATCAAAAGGAGTTATAAAAGCATTTAAAGACTTTATAGATGATAAGTCGTCTGATGAAGCATATGTTAAATCTCTATCAAACAAATATCAACTAAAACAGACAGCTTCTGAAATTGCACTTTATATTGGAATAAGTTAGCTTTCAGCTTTAGCTACAGCTTATGCAAAAGCATCTGACGATGATGACGCTTGGTGGAAGTATATGTTAGCATATTGGTTAGAGGCATTTAAATGGGAAGCTTTCAACCCGTATAGAATTGACGATATTTCAAATAACTTCAAAACTGTATCTGCTGCAACGTCTATATCCGACGCGTTTAGTGATATTGGTCAAGGTGTAGCATCTGGAATAATGAATAGATTTTTCCCAAGAATGTCAATGCTATATGACCCGTCACTTATGTAGAATATTGGAGATGATGCAGAAGATTATTTCACAACACCATTAGGGTCTCGTTCTCGTACGTATAAAGGTTATTCAAAAGCATTTAGAGATATAATTAAAGCAACACCTTTCCATAGTATACCTGAACAAATACATGATTCTAAATCTAAATTAAACTACCTTAAAACACAGATAGAAAGTGAACGTATTAATTAATAATAAAAATAAAACTCAACTTAATAAAGCAAC